CCAACAAACCCATTTCTTGTTTGCGTTGCAACTCTTTAAGTCGCTTCTTTTGATCACGTTCAAACTTAGTTGGAATAGCCTGCAATCCGGCATTTAATGCTGTTGCACCTGCCGCAATACCTGCCATAGTTAATGCACCTACTGCCATACTCACCTACACATGAAAAGTCTCAATCGTAAATGACTGAGAGTTAATGTTACCTTTCTCTACTTTAGGGTTTACTACCATTGTAAACCGATATCTACCTGCATCTAATGTTAGCATACGAGTAACCATTATGCTTCTATGTCCTGCCGGTATACCACTTTCACCACTTGCAAGACCAGTCTTAACCGGTTCTGATGTTGAATCACCAGTAGTAGTATTCTCAAACACATACTGTCGTGTACCATCATATCGCTTGTACAAACCCAGTTTTTCATATTGAAGCACAAACTGATTGTGCCAACGACCATTGCCAGGCCCTTCTGTAACTGTACTATTTTCCTGTGCAAAAGCCTTCATGTACACAGTAATCATTACTGTTGTATTGTCCTTTGGAATATACACTTCAGAACCAGTATCATACATACTTTGATAGTCCTGTACAGTAGTGGACACCTGGTTAATGCCTTTTGTTGTACTACTGAACCAAGCATATTGTTGTTTAACAAACAGTTTGGATTGACCCTGCAATGTCTTAGTCACAAAGTCTGTTGTATACACAGTAGAAATAATCCGTGGCAACGCAATAACCTCACCACTTAGTGTATCTGCACCAATATCACTAGCCAATATCTCTTGGTTAACATACTCACGCAGGCCATCTTCATTCGATGCATGGTCGGTAGCACTTAAAACAGAACCGGCTACATACGTATAACTCTTTGTGTATCCCATTAGTTCTCCACTACAATCATCTGAATGTGATTATGACGTACTTTTAAAACATTCTGGTCATATCCAACACATGCTTGCAACTCAATCTTGTTTATAACATCACCTGCTGCCAATGGATACAAGCCACTAAATGCAAAACTTCTCCAAGTTATACCAATATTAGTCATACTTCGAACATTAGACTGTGAAGTTAAAGCAGCACGAGCAGTAAAACTGTATGTGCAGTTAGCCAAAATTATAGTAGAAACACCACTATTCAACGTCATTTTCAATCGAAATGCGTATGTGTTCCATTCAATCTTTGTGCTTAAACCTTGTCCATCATCATCACCAAGTTCAGGTTGACTAACCAATCCACTTGCATGAACACGTACCAATGCTTTGCCATGAGTAGTATACAATGGAGCAACTTCACTTGGAGTAGAAGCAACGTTTTCAATAGTGGTGTAGGTGGTGCTAGAAGTAGTCCAATCTACTTGACCATCATAGTCAAATGTATCTAGTTTTACAATGCGGTTAGACGTGCTAAAGTGTTCACGGTTTGCCCAGTCTACCTGAGCATTAGCATCTTCTACATCATCACCAACAACACTATCATATACAGTATTCAACTGTGCTGCTGTAGGTTTGCTACCATCTTCAAAGTATTGATTACCAATCAACGACATAACTACCTCTTAGTATTACAGGCCCATATAGAAGCACCATATATCTCTAACTTACTAAATATTGTACCAATTACTCCAAATGAAGCATCTGGTGGAATATTAACAGTTTGCCACTTCAACTCTAGTTTAATTGGTTGTGTGCCTACAGAGATACTAAATGGAATGCTTAAACTTTCCAAACGTGGATATACTCGACCAGATTCAGCAATCAATACGTCATTGCAAAACAATCCCCATCGAGTCCACCAGTTCATACCAATAGTAACAACATCAACAAGTGGTTGTCGAATGTCTACACCATGTCGAAAGTTAATATCAAAACAACCATTAAGAGTACCGGCTTGACTATTAAAATTCAAGATAAACTCCTCAAAGGTTGTATCTACTTCTGTTAAATTGTTCCAACCACTAGACCAATCTTCTGTCTGTAAATTAAAGTAAATCAAGGGTTTATGAATCCCATCAGTAGTTTCCTCAAGGTCTTGCCAACGTCGAATAAAGTAATAGTCTTGAGTTTGACCGGACCAAGCAAACGCATACAAGTCCGATGTGCTGTTGTCCGTTACATCGCATGGAATAAATTTAGTATTGTCAATACTAGCCACAGGTATGTTTTGGCCATCCAAACGACCATTGTATACACCAATAGTCTCTTTGGTATTGTCGTTAATGCTTTCCGGCTTAACTTGATCAAACCGTTTTTGACCATGTTGAGTATATACTTTCATCGTGACTGCCCCTTTTGTACCCGGGTGGACTGATTCAATGATGGCATACCAACAGCATCTGACAACAAGTTAAATGAAACCAGGTGAAATTGTTGCTCGTTTGTTGTCCGAATGCCAAACTTAAACTGGTCTATTAGTTGCGTGTTCACGTCATACCTTAAAGTAATCAATCTTCCTACCCGTAATACACTCTCATCGACGGTAAATGGAACCTTGGTTATAGATGCATCCACCTCACCAAATACAGCATCTTCTTTTGACGTGAACACTGTTTCTGATTTAGCCTGCTTCTGCGTAGTAGTAGATGCTTCTTCAAACGCATAGTCAGTAGAGTAGTAAAAGTCGAATCCATTGTCACCGAATGATAGTATGCGAAGTTCAACACTGTAGTATCGAATCTTCACTGAGTTGTCGTTGTATCCATACCATTCAGACTCCCAAGTGTGTCCACAGTTAGGAACGTCAGATACAGTGACTGTAGAATTAATAGCACCACTAGAAGTAATCTGTGCCTTTTGGCCCCAAGTATTACTGTTGGACATTACCTGGAGTGGTCCAAACTTATTGGTAGTTTGACCCAATGCAATAGTCCATTCAGGTGCTGTACCCAATAAGAAGTAGCCATCAATAGTAGTTGTTATTGACGACCAGTACCCTGCTTCTGGAGTATCTAAATTAGTTCGGAATGACCACATAGGAACTTGTGGAGTTAAGTGTAGTACAGCACCGGTATCTGGTACGGTACTATCAGCTGTAGGGTAGTGCATCCAAACTTCACGTTCTTTGGCACTGTAGGCTGCTACAGTTTTATGAAGTAAAGGCATATTACGTCGTTTGAGTTCTTTATCAACACCACCACTAATTTTTTGAACTTGCAAACTCGCACCACCGTTCAATCCTCCAGTAAGCATATAGATACCTTGTTCATTCATAAACACAACACCCAACTGTGGAATAACCACTACACTATTGGGTGCAGTAGTTCCAATAGTACTGGTAATGGTAGACATGTAGTATTGACCATCGCCAAACGACACAATGTTAATGGCAGATTCTCTAAATACAATCAAGTTGTTGTAGAAGGCTTGTACCTGGGTAATGTCTCCACCAAACGCACTTGGTACAGTAAAGTAGTCTACCAGTCCAAACTGTTCAAAGATGCCAGACTTACTGTAGATTAACTTGTCACCCTTGGCTAACCACAGTCTATTATCCCAGACTTCACCGTATTTGTAATCTGTATTTATGGGCGCACTTTCAGTTAGTGGTGGTGCTGTATCAACTAAGTATCTATCTGGTAAGGCATCAATATAGAATCTACTTGAGTTTTCGTTAATCTGGGTCACATAGTAGAATGTAGCACCAACGTTGTTAACATCCTTTGTACGATAAATGCGACGTGCAACAGTACCTTCTGGACCTACCGGCAAGTCTATAGCCACACCGTATCTATAATTAGGGCTGTCAACAGGCAAATCCCAATCTACACTTTGTACGTCGCTCAGTGGCGATTCAGCACCTAGATCACTAATATACGACACTTTGTACTGGTATTCATAAGTTTTGCTTTCTTCAACGTCTCCAAGACCATGAACGGTATTCTTTTTAAACCATACAGCAGGTGCAGTAAGTACATCGCCATCTTGATAGCCTGTATCTACATCCTGTGGATCAAGAGTACCAGTAAAGATAACATAACCAAAATCGCGCCAAACTTTGTCTCCGCTGAAAAGAATGGCTCTATCTCTTCCGTTGATAATAAGTAACTGGGTTCCAAGGTTAATATACTGGCTACCAATGTCACCCAATTTAGGAACATAACGGTCACTATCAACAACCACAAGATCATTATCGTAAAATGATCCAGTGTAAGTGGAACCTTGACCCTTGTTTCCAAGTACGTAATAAAGTTTCCCACCTTGTTCAACAAACGTATAAACATCGTTTGTACCTTGTCTTTTCCATTGATAACATGAGTCTACCTTAGCACCAAAGTAATCCTGTAGGATAGTGGTACTAACTGTCCAACTTGATGGGGCTTTCCACCAAGACTCAAAACCAATGTCACCAACCCATCCACCTTCTGGAGAATACCGACAGTTTAGAATCTTGTTGGCATCGCCCAACTGCGGTGTCAACACCTGGTTCACACCGTTGCAAGGTACAAAAGAACGTAGACGTTGTGGTTTCACGACAATCTCCTCAACGTAGAACCATCATACGTGGGTCTACCGTAAGCCATGTGAAATCGACCCCTCACCACTCTTTGATCAATCTTATCGACATATCGCTTGGCAAGGTTGTTGACTTCCTTCATGTACTTCTTTTCATACGTTGCTGCTAGTCCTTGTTGGCCCAACTTTAAGTAGATGTCCTCGAGTGCTTTGTATACAATCAACTGATGAAACTCAAACGGCATCTTTGGCACATCAGTAGCCAACAACAAGTCTCTAGGTTTTTCGAGATACCGGATAACACCTTCACGCACATAGTTATGGTACGTTACAATCTTAGCACCATCCATTACTTGTTCTACTTCAAAGTCGTATCCGTTAACACGTGGATATGGTCGTATCTGTTGGTGTACACCATCAATCTCAATATATCGACGTGAACCGTTGTCAAGTTGATTTGTATTCAAGATATCAATACTACTGTCAATATCTTTGGCTATCAAGATATCCAGGTAATCCAACTCGTTTCTATTACTACCACCAACAGTAACATAGAGCCAACATGGAAGTCCGATACGTTCACCGGTTGCTCTATTAAAGTTCTTGTTCCACAAGATTACTTTACGGTATCCTTCCCATTGCGATGCCACTTGGTCTTTATTGTTGTAGGAATCTGCTTGGATTACATCACCATCCCAAGATACAAACTTTACACTAATACTGCTTTGTCCTTCGCCTAGTGTAATAATCTCTGATTCAGATAATGCACCTACTTTGCCATCTTTAACAAATGCCCAACAGAACTCATATGACTTGCCAGAAGTAAAGTTTCCGGCAACTTCAGCAGCTGCAAGTTGAATCTTTTCACCTGGTGCAATGGATAATGATGGACTGGTAATGTAGCCTTCTGCATAGGACATTTCTCTGTCTACACGTAGGTCTAAGTCCTCTTCACGTCGAGGAAGGATAGCAGTAGACTTGCCATATGGATTCTGAGAACCAGTAACAGATACATACGGGTAGTCACGATGGCCCAGATACAACAGTTCCAGACAATCTTCTGGAAGGTCATACCATCGCTTTTTAATCTTCCAACCTGTGTAGTCACTGTAGGTTGTGCCCTCATATGCTCTGTCTAATAATATTTCTGTACGAGATATTACTTTGGAGATAGTGTACTCCATAGTATCAATCTCGATGGGTTGACCCTCCCAGATATCTGGGTTGTTCAATCGGTCAATAGGCGCACTCAATGTGGCTTTGCGTTCTCCTCTAGTAATGTTCATATTTACCGAAGTTAACGCAGTATTCTCTAAGTCTGTTGTTGCTGTAATATCTACATGGAATGGCAACGTATCTAACTTAGTTGCAAAGTTCCATCGTTTCATAGTCCAGATGCCATAGTATGCGTCGTTGATCAACTCATCCAACTGGTCATTGAACTGTTGTAGTTCAGGCGAATAGTCAGTGATATTCTTAACCTTTTCACGCAATGCTTTTAAGTTAGCCATGATGTCTCCAAATAAAAAGGGTGGATGCGTACACACCCACCCTAACATAAACAACAAGGAAATAGAGTTTACATTTGTTTGATAACTACTACAGTTCCATTGGCAGGGCTTGCAGTACCATTAGCATCTACTGCATAAGCAACGATAGGGAACACGTCACTGTTAGCATAAGCATCTACAGCACCGGCTGTATCAAGACGCAAACGGTCACCTGCAGCAACACCGGCAGCCAACAAACCTTCACAGACACCTGCAATGCAAACATCCAAGGTTTCACCTTCTGCAGCAGCAGTCGCATTGTCAGCAACTACAGCATGAATCATAACGTCGCCTGCAGCAGTCTTGGACATGTCCAAAGATACCGCTTCACCAACAGCAATGGCTTCAGAAGCAATGTAGGTTTCAACTTGACGACGATTCATAGCAGCAGGGCCAACAGCAACAGTAGAACCATCACGTTGATCTGCATAGTATTGAGTAGTTTCAAGATATTGAATAATATTTTGTGTAGCCATGATAAACCTCCTTAGTAAGTTTCTGCGTTAGTCAGGATACCACAAGAACCAAGATGATCAGCAATCAACTGCATTTTAACATACAATTGTGCTGCTCGTGCAGTAGTACCTGAGATATGCTCAAATGGAGACACAGCAAAGTCAGCATCTTTGTGCATGCACAACTTAACTCCATCGAAGTTCAAGAAGTATGCAGATACTTTGTCTGTACCATAGGCAAAACCAAGTTCAAGGTCTTGCTCAACAACAGCACCACCAAAGGCAAGTTGCATACGACCACCATCGAGGGTCTTTTCATTGATGTATCGTTCTTTTTCAAACATAGAACGACGATAGTTTGCCATACAAGCTTCAGACATCAATACACATTGAGTTTGGCCCATGTGGGTTACACTGTCTGCTTGAATCTGAAGTTGTTGCATTAAGCGAATACCATCAGTTCCAAAAGCAGAACCTACATCTTGAAACTGATTTTGCCAACCAGTAGTAGAGTTGTAAGTAGACTTTGAAACACCACCAACAGTATTAACCTGAGAACCAACAGCCAATGCTTCGAAGAATCCACCGCTAACGTTACCGTTAAGTGTATTCACAGAAGTCAAGATGCTAGAAGAACCGGCAATAATCTGTTTGTTAAGTTCACGACGCAACATACCCATTACAGAACGCATACGTGCTTCAACAATCTTAACAATAGCCTTTTCGCCTTTGTTCTCAAGTTCTTCTTTCTTAGTGATTACGATAGGAGCAGTAAAGTCAGCCCACTCATAGATAGCAGGTTGCAATACGTCTTTAACAGCCAAGTTGACCGCTTCGTATCCAGTAGGAAGGTTTGTAATTTGTGAGTGTTCAGCGATACTGAGAGGACGTTGGATTTTGATACCACCATCTTCATATTCAATACCGTTGTATCGTTTCGCATTATCAAGGAATGCGACTTTTTGAAAGAGTTCGTCAACTTCGCCATCACGAATGGAGAACAAGGTTGACGATAGCAAATCATTAGAAATAGCCATTTTATCACCTATTAAAGTTTATTATCTTTGTATGAGTCTAAACGTGTTCCATTCGGAATGTCTGTTGTCAGGGTGCTTTAAAAGTCCATCGAACAATAGTATCATACATTTGGGTTATTGGATTGTCAAGACAACCCCTGTTTGTATTGTCCTATAATTGTGTATAAGAAGTTACCTGGGCATTCTGTATCCCCGAAGTCTCGGTGACCATAGACATCTTGACGAGTCAAACCATACTCTGCAATCAGTCTATTTAAAGTACCCAACAAGGTTTCTACCTGAGCAGTTGTCGGTGGTTCTTGTGATGTATTTCCAGTTACACACACACCAATAGACCGCTTGTTGTGGCCCTTGCAATGCGCTCCAGTCTTGTTTATTGACCGCCCCTTTTCGAGTGAACCATCACCCAACACAATGAGGTGATACCCAATATCACTCCACCCATTGCCATTGACGTGCCAGTCACGAATCTGGTCAACCGTTGTCGATTGTGGGGATGCTGTATGGTGGACAATAATCTTTGATACATCACGTTTTCCTTTGGGCATAACTCACCTATTTCTTTGCATTTTGACTTTTATGATACTGGTATGCTTCCCATGCATCACGGAACTTAGGAGTACCGGATGGACTTACAGACTTACCAGTAGAAGTTTTACGAAGTGTTTGACGACGTTCAGAACGTTGTTGTGCTACCTGGGCGCGTTCAGACT